AAATCAATTGAAACAGTTATACGATTATTATTTGAAGGTTTGTACTGTACTGTTTAAAAAAATGAAACCTGGAGGCTACTTATTATCCTTTTCGTCTCCAAGATTATATCATGCAATTGCAATGAGCTGTGAAATGGCTGGTTTTGAGGTAAGGGATATGATAAACTGGAATTATACAAAAAGTATGCCAAAAGGAATGTCTATCACTCATGTCATTCAAAAAATGGATATTAGCAGTGAAGAAAAAATACGATTAATTAATGAGTATAAGGATTTTAAAACTCCTCAAATCAAATCATGCTTTGAACCCATTTGCGTGGCTATGAAACCAATAGGTAAATTGACATTTATTCAAAACGAACTCCAATTTAAAACAGGATTGTTGGACTTTTCACAAAAAGTAGGAATAGACAATGACCATGTTCCTGCAAACATTATTACAACAGAAGAATATAACGAATTGTATGATAAAAACTTTTTGGTTTCAAAGCCAAACAAGTCTGAAAAGGGAGATACGAATACACACATTACAGTAAAACCCATTTCATTGATGGAACATTTGATAAAATTATTCAGTAAAACAGGTGCTTTGGTTGTCGACCCCTTTTTAGGCAGCGGAACGACTGCTGTAGCGTGTAAAAATACAAACAGAAGATGTATTGGGTTTGAAATCAATGAAGAATATTATAATATTTCACTGAAACGATGTGAAATGATATAAGTCTCGTACTGTTTGCGTAAATACATCATGTAAAAAAAACATGTAAATAGACTCTAACTATAATGTAAAATATTTACAAAAATACAATTTTTTTTTGAAGATTTTACACCGTTGAAGATGTAAGTTCAATAGACTCAGTCTTCTGGTCAGTCGTTAAGTCAGCATTTGAGTCAGCATTCAAGTCAGTAGTCGTCAAGTCAGTCATAGACAATACCAACTCTTTGAGCTGTTTCCACTGTTCAAGTGTGTATGGAGAATTACCAGATTCGTGCATTTTTTTTAATGTGGTTGGTGTTGGGATTTTTGTTAGAGTATCGATGAATATATACTGGTCTCTATACTTGGCTTGAATTGGAGGCTGAAGAACAAGATTTGTTGCTGTATTGTCTTCTGATTCTGGGTTTTTATGACCCAATTGCCATTCACTGTTTGGGACCTCTACATAGTCGTGGTGAATGGTAGATTTGATTTTATCAATTTCAGTATTTTTCTGCTCTTCTGTTCCATCGTATGCAAAATTCTTCCTCATTTTGTGTTTGTTTGAAAGCTCATAGGGATATAAAATATAATTTTTTCCTCTTTCAATGCTAGTTTTTATTCCCCATTGTTCGTGTTTATTGAAGAGTTGAATACTGTCTTTGGTTTTGATTTCAAATTTTTCAACATATACATCACACGATTTTCTATCCCAAAAGTGAGATGGGTTGTGTAGCATTGCAGCCAATGCCAACCCATTACCTGAATCGATCTTTGGAGGATGTAGATTATGTAGACCACAGAATTCTACAAACTCTGTAGGATATTCTTTATACATTGCCTGAATGGATTCAATATTCACAAGAGTTCGAGTAGTTACGGACATAATTCTGAATAACGATTGAAGTCTAATTGTAAAAATGATGTAAATAATAAATAAATAAATAAAATAATTCAATTTTTTTTATTTGCGGTGTTGTGAAAGATAACTAAAATTTACACGGTAGTTGTTATTCTTACGGACGAGAACATGCAGGGTATTTTTCCTAATGTTACATATCCAAACTCAATGTGTTTTTATCCGATTTTTGTCGTCTCTTACTTCGTTTGGGAATATTTCCATCACCTTGCAATTCCTTCATATCTGAAATACTTATCATACTGTTATCATTAGTATTTTGTCCTCCAGTTCCATCCATATGACTGTGACTATTTGCAGATTCCTTGATATTGATAGTCTTTGTTTTCAACTTAGATAAAATATCAGTAATATCACTTGGTCCCTTCATTTCAGGTCTTTTCGATTGTTCTGAATTTGAATTTCCAAAATTTTCTCTTATATTGATTCCATCATCTCTATAATTTCCACTTGTAAAAACCGAACTTCCTCTTGATGCTGATGCTGATGATGCCGAAGTATTATTCCCCATTCTATGTTCAGGTGCTCTAAACGATTGCGTTTCCATAGGAGGAGGGGGTGGTTGATGTGATTGATGAGATTCGTTGTTCATCATTCCGTTCATAAATCCAGACAATCCTGGATTGCTTTGTCCCATAGAATTTACAGCAGCGGATTGGAATTGTCTCATCAAATCTGGATTTTGTCTTAGAATATCATCTACTCCAGGCATTGCAGACTTGAACATGGTGTTTGTCATATGCACCATCATAGCACTTCCTCCAAGTTGAAACAATATTTTCAATTCAGGTGCCAATGTAGCCTTACTCTTGTATTTTTCATGCAACTCTCCAAAAATTTCATCATAATCTCCTAAATTCTCGTTGATTTGGTCGCTCCATCCATCCAATTTAATATCAAACGGATCGAAACGACCATTTAGAAACTCTAAGCCATTTACACAAGCCATTAGCATATTTCCTTGAAACTTTACAGAGTTTTGCTTCGATTTTTCCTCCATAATCATTTCATATTCACCTTGCATTTCTGCTAAAGGAGACTCCATCGAATATTTCTTGGTTAACGACACGCCTTTGGTTTCAAGAGCCTCAAGCTTTCTCAAATACTTGAACTTCTCTCTTAACATTTCTTCCTTACTCATGTGAGGTTGTTGAGATATTGGTTTATCAGGATTCAATGGAACATTGTTAAACTTTCCATAACCATCCCATGTTTGATTTATATTCCCTGATTCTGATGTTGACTTTCCTAAAGAGGTGTCATCATTGAACTGAACATTAAATCTACTTGAATCGTTATCATTGCTATTATTATTTCCAAAAAGACTAGATTTTGGTTCAAATCTGATAGAAGATGAATCATCTGCTAAATTGTTTAATTCGGATTCTAAATTGTTTAAATCATCGATATTTATATCATTTGCAGCATGATGACTATTATTAGTACTTTCTCTTTTTTTATCATTCATTAATAATTCTATTCCAGACCCAAAAGAACTGGAACTGGAACCAGAACCAGAATGGTTTCCCCAAGATGGGTTCAAATCTTCGCTAAAATTGGATATATCAATAATTTCAGAGTCCATTACTTGTATGTTAAATAATATGTTTTATTTTTAAGTATTACGAATCAATTATTATATTTATCTTTATCTTCAAGTATGAATATTTACCGTTGTATTACATAGACTCCTTGTAAAAAGGAATCTGCCAAATCGTCTTTTTTTTTATGTTGTGTAAAAAAGGTCTTCCATTTCTGCAACCAAGAATGTTGGTCCATATATTCAATACATTTCACAATACTCATTTTTTTCCTATCAGAATATGTTGCTTTCTCTCCCTTGTCTAAACTCTTGAGTTTGTTTGCTGAAGAAATAAATTGAATATGTATTGAATTGTTTTTCATAATAAAATATTGTGCAATCATACCTTGAATGGTTTTCATCCTATTGGCAATAGGGGATATTTGATTTTCAATAGCAACGACTTGTATAGTTGAAATATCGTCTTTAAATATCATATCAAAATTAGACTGGATGTTTTTACCAATCGACACAAGATCGAACTCTGATGCGTTTGTTTTCTCAATAGTATCCATACTATTTTTCTTTATGTGTTCATTAAGGAGAGAAACAAGTTGTGGTTTTTTACAAGCGTCTAGTGACATGTCGTAGATTCCATATTTTTTTACAAGTTGAATGACAACATCTAGCTTTTGTTTATTTATATAAGGTGGCATTAATTCCTTGCTTGGAATGAAAAACTCTGATTGTTTTGCATGTTTTTTGCAATAATATTTTCCATTTTTAGTAAACTCTGCTATAACTGTGCATGATTTTGGTGGTTTTTTATTTTTTTTGTCTGTTGTAACACAAGAACATTTGGTATCTATTTGATTTTGTAGTTGGGTTTTTGTGAGGTCGATACTGTCCCATTTTTCAATAAAAAAACAGGATTCGTTTTCTTCGTTTACACCCTTTGAAAGTAAACAAAATGCCAAGTTTTTAATACCAACGTCGATACTTATTATTTTATGCAATTGTAAGGGTACATCACTATTATTTGTATTGTGTTGCATCTATATACACATTACAAATAAACAATCTTTAGATTTCAATATTTTTTTTTACTTTTTACTTTTTACTTTTTACTTTTTACTTGTTGAGATTGATTGAAGGAGAAATCATCCTAGCTTGTAATTGTTCTCTGGATAAATAAGGTGATTTAAGGTCACTAGTGTTGTATCCAAATCCAGGAGTATTGGTATCAAATTCATTTTTAAAAGTATAGGGTACATTACTGGAAGGAGTATTTCCAGATTGTGTATATGGATTAACACCCGAACATTCGATAGATTCCTGAGCGTTATATTTCATAATTTGCGTAGCATTCTGTGTCAAAAACTTTCTATAAGCCCAGTTTGAAGTAATACCTGCGTCCTTTTGAATGCGTTCATTTATAACAGCTTCTGGCTGCCACTCTGCAAAATTTCTTCCGTCCGCCATAATAGGAGGAAAATCAAAATGGATATTGTTGGTTGCTGAAGGTTTAATACAACTATTCATTGTTTATATACTACTGTTGTATAATAAAATAGTTTACTTGTTTTTTTATTTTTAGTCATTACACTGTAAAAAAAACACTCAACCTAAACCATGATATACATTTCAAAATGAATTTCCATCGATGCCGTCCAAAGATAAACACGAAATTTGGGTTTTGAGTACTATTGGTTTATTTGAATTTTCTAATATTTTTACTATATCATTCTTCTTTAATTTAGAAACTTCCATCGTCGATAATAATCCTCTTTCAACGACAATTGACTTTAGTTTTTGAATTGGCATTTTCTTATAATCGTTTTGAGATAATGTGTTACCTTCATCAGGATTTTCATCTTCATTGACCTTTACAATCTTTGCATAATTCAAAAAATTTGCAATGTTTTCTGTACCCAATTCCAGTTGTTCATCCAACATCTGATGATCGTTATTTGATTCGTCTGTTTCATATACTGTTGATATGTCCATATCAATATCATTTCCCAAAGATCCCAAAGAGTTTGTTGTATCTTGTGAGGTAATATTGACAAGTTTAATATCTGGATTGACAATTGTTTTAATCGCATCAAAGCTAATATTTCCATTACTAGAATCACATAAACTACTATCATTCATAGTATAACTACTAGACTTTTTATCACTATCAGAATCATTACTACTATCAGAATCATCAACATCAGCACCAGAATCAGAATCATCGCTACTACTACTACTAGAATCATCAATGCTTTCAGAATCATCGCTACTAGAATCATCATCATCATCATCATCATCATCATCATCATCAGACACATCTATCAATGATGTATTGTCTTGTATTTTATTAACAGTTGTGTATTGATTTCCTCCAGAATGGGTAAAAGGAGTAGAAGGATTTGGATTTGGATTTGGATTT